TTGACTTAGCATCAGCTGAGTCTACAAACGTAGCACTTACTGCACCACAGATAGGCTAACTCCTACGTCCGTTCATCGCATCTGCGACGCATGCAATCAAGTCATGGAACGGGGACTTGGTATCGGAGGAAGCTATGACAGTAACTTACGTTTACCGTGGTGTTACATATACTAAATTAATCAAGTAATGGCACAACAAAGTAATGGTGGAGGTTTTGGCAGAGCATATCCTGTTAGATTTGCACCAGAATCCGAACCTAAAAAAACTGAAGAAAAGAAAGAAGATGCTCAACTAGAGACTCCTTCTTACTAAACAGCCGGGGAGCACCTCAGAGTCGGACTCCCCTGCCATTGGCACAAGCCCGGTAAGCCGGACACCTTATGCCGTCTAGACGGTGGGATAGACCACAAAAAAACTCGAGAAAAATTTTAGTACTAAGCAATATAAACCAATAACAATCCATATCAATGGCACAACAATCAACTAACGACCCAGCAAGCCTTACACGCCCGGGTCAATCGAATAGTGCAGGCAATCAGAGAGCACTATTTTTAAAGTTGTTCAGTGGAGAGATGTTCAAAGGCTTCCAGCGTAACACAATAGCTAGAGACCTTGTAATGAAGAGAACACTTACTAACGGTAAGTCACTTCAGTTCATCTACACTGGACGTACAAAAGCCGAGTATCATACACCCGGTAACAGCATACTAGGTAACTCCGATGGAGCACCTCCAGTAGCTGAAAAGACAATTACATGCGATGATCTATTAATCTCAAGTGCATTTGTCTATGAGCTAGATGAGACATTATCTCACTACGACTTAAGAGGAGAGATTTCCAAGAAGATTGGATATGCTCTTGCTGAGAAGTACGACAGACTAATCTTCCGTCAAATTGCGAAAGGTGCACGTCTTGCTTCACCAATCACTAAGTCAGGCTTTGTTGAGCCCGGCGGAACACAGATCAGAGTAGGTACAGGTAACGCTACTAATGCTTACGATGCTTCACTTCTTCAAAACGCTTTCTACGATGCAGCTGCTGCACTAGATGAGAAAGGAGTTTCTACTGAAGGTAGAGTTGCTGTGTTGAACCCAAGACAATACTACGAACTAATACAAAACGTTGGTTCTAGTGGTCTAATCAACAGAGACGAGTCTGGTGACGCACTACAGTCTGGACAAGGAATCATTGAAATTGCAGGCATCAAGATCTACAAGTCAATGAACATTCCATTCTTCGGATCATATGGTACTAAGTATGGTTCTGCATCTGCAACCAACCCCGGTATCACAAGTCCCGGAAACACAGGATCATTCATCGGTGAAACAACAGAAGACGCTAGAGCTTCTGTAACTGGAATCGAAAACAACTATGGTAACTCTACAGACTTCGCTAACAGCTGCGGACTAATCTTCCAGAAGGAAGCCGCTGGTGTTGTAGAAGCTATCGGACCACAGGTTCAGGTAACTTCAGGCGACGTTTCAGTTGTATACCAAGGTGACGTAATTCTAGGTAGACTCGCAATGGGAGCAGACTTCTTAAACCCTGCTGCTTGTGTTGAGTTAATCGCTGGTGCTGCTGCTGGTTCTTCTGGTAACGCTGCATTTGGTGCAACATACCCAGCTAACGCTTAATTTTTATTTTTTTATACGGGGGCTTCGGCTCCCCTTTTTTATTATGGCTTCCACAACTATTGACCTCGATACCGAACTATCCGCAGTTAACTCTATACTGGGAGCTATAGGTCAAGCACCAGTAACATCTTTAGTCTTTGATAATCCAGAGATTTCATTTATATATAACCTACTCCGTGATGCTAACGTAGACACGCAGGCAGAGGGGTGGCATTTTAACACAGAAAGACACGTAAAATACACACCTGATACTAACGGTAATATACTTATAGCAAATGATGTATTACAATTAGATGTATCAGAGGGTTGGACTCATAGAACATATGATGTAGTCAGACGTAATGGTAAACTATATGATAAGATAGACCATACCTACGACTTCTCTACTGTAGACAGTATAGACCTTGACGTTGTATTATTAGTAACTTTTGAAAATCTACCTACACCTTTTAGACGTTATATTACATATAGAGCGTCAACAAAAGCAGCTACTCAGTTGGTTGCTAACCCTAATCTTGTTAAACTATTACAACAACAAGAATCTTTAGCACGTGCATCTATTATGGAGTACGAGTGTAATCAGGGTAATCACAGTATGTTTGGATTCCCAGAAAATACAGTACATACAACATATCAACCTTGGAGAAACCTTAGACGATAATGGCAAGCGTAACACAAACCATTCCTAGTTTTACTGGGGGTATATCGGAACAGCCCGATCAATTAAAATTTCCGGGACAAGTCAAAGATGTCGTAAATGCAATACCTGACATCACACGTGGCTTGTATAAAAGACCGGGAGCAAAACGAGTAGGGACAACTCCTTTAGCCAACGTACAATCAGGTGGTTCGTGGTTTCACTACCATCGTGATGACGAAGAAGGATCTTACATAGGACAAGTTGCCGCAGACGGACAACTTAGAATGTGGAAGGCTGACGGCGATAACGCTGGAGCTGCACAGACTATAGTATATGGTACTGGTGGACAGACAGCGATACAGAACTATCTAGCAACAAGTAATGCAGAGAATATTCAATTCCTTACTATCAACGACACTACCTTTGTTAGCAGTCGTGATTCTACTAACGCTAATACGCTGGTAGGTAGTACAGGTACAACAACTGATAATCCTAATACACACTTCGCTTTTGTCGAAGTTACACGTACAGAAAATGGTAGGCAGTATGGTCTTAACCTATACAATAATAATGCTACAACCAGTTTTACACGAGCTACACGGATAAAAATACAATCTGATACACTTGATGAGTCAGGTGGTACTGGACAGTGTAGAGGTATCGGTATACAGACATTTAGTGTAGATAGCGGATCAAAGAAAAATTTAATATTTAAACTTGACATACGTGGTCAGCAAGGTAACATTGGTGGAGATGGTAACTCTCAGAATGACTTTGCATGTGCATATTCTAGAAGTATATTTTTACTACATGGTGGAGAAGGTTGGACTACAGGTGACACAACCACTGTAACTATGGACCAAGCTAAAGGTCGTACTATAACTGGATCAAGTAGTAGTGAACCATCTACTAAAGGAGAATCGTCTGCTACATATACAATAGAAGTATTAGAGCATGAGACTATTACAGTAAAAGCTAACCTTAAACTGGTTCGTCCAGAACCTACACCATTTGATGCAGATACAGCAGTTAGTTGTGACCAAGTATTAGGTGGTATTTTATCAGAATTACCGGCTGGTATTAATGGAACTATTATAGGTAACGGTATATACTTATCTAGTAATAATTCATTTAACTGTGAAATTGTAGAAGATGACCTGATGCGTAGTATGGGTACATCAGTAAATGATGTGACTTTACTACCTAAACAATGTAAACATGGTTATATAGTTAAAGTAGCTAATGCTAGAATATCAGAAGAAGACGATTACTACTTACGATTTGAGGGTCTAAACAATCAAGATGGTACGGGCTCATGGACAGAATGTGCAAAGCCGGGAATAGCTAAGAGTCTCACGAACATGCCGCTAGTCATTCAGAGAACATCTTTAGCTAACGGTGGTACATCTAGTGAACTAGCTACATTTACTATCAAGCAGTTTACATATGCTGACAGAGAAGTAGGCGATGATACTACTAATCCGTTTCCTACATTTAAAGATAAACGAATTAACAAAGTATTATTTTTCCGTAACAGGCTAGCATTTTTAGCGGGAGAAAACGTTATACTATCTAGACCGGGAACACTTGGTACACCTGACTTTTTTGCTGAAACTGCATTAACAGTTAGTGCTAATGATCCTATTGATATATCTTGTTCATCTACATTTCCATCAGAACTGTTTGATGGTATAGATATAAACTCAGGTCTTGTAGTATTTAGTACAAACCAACAGTTTCTGTTATCATCTGATGACACAGTGCTAAACCCTGATACTGCTAAGTTACGTAGTATAGCTACATTTAATTATAACAAAGATATACCTCCCGTATCTCTAGGCACAACTATAGCCTATCTTGATGACTCTGGTAAATTTAGTCGATTCAATGAAATGGCTAACATAGCTAGAGAAGGAGAGCCTAACGTAGTAAATCAAAGTCAGGTAGTTCCTACATTGTTACCAAAAGATATAGATTTATTAACTAACTCACGTGAGAACAACTTAGTTATAATGGGTAAGACTAACTCTGATACAGTACAGGGTTTTAGGTATCTTAATGTAGGTGATAAACGACAGCAATCAGCATGGTTTAAATGGAAGTTTAACAATCCATTACTCTATCACTTTATTATAAATGACGAGTACTATTTTTTAGATACTGACAACTTTTTACAGAGTATACGACTTGTACAGCAAGAAGCTGACCCAAGTATTACTCAAGATAATGTTGAATTTTTATTACATGTTGACAACTATACTACTGTAAGTAACGGATCTTATAATGCTGCTACAAAACTAACAACCTTTACGAATCAATCCGATTGGATAGATCAGGTTACAACACCTAATTATGACTTAGCAGTAATAGATACAAATACTGCATCTGCACGTGTAGGTAGATATGGTAAACCTACTGTTATAAATAACGATGACTTTACACTACCGGGAGACTGGTCTGGTGTAACG